CGTATCTAGGAGGAATATAAGTATTATCATTAGTTACAATTGGTATAGGTTGATCTAACCCAACAGGAAACATATTAATACCAACTTTATTACGTCCATCTTGTTGATAATATTTAATATTAGCTTGTATATTTCTTGATTGATCAGAAATTATTAAATTATTAATTTGTAAATTATGATTAATTTTGATAAAATTTTTAATTGCATCTTTAAAAGAATCACCATAAATTAAGGACTCGATAGGATAAATAATTTTAAATTCCATTATATTATAGTTTGGAAAATTTTTTAAAGTTTAAATATTTTATTATCTTTTAAATAAAAAATTGATATGTTTATTATTAAAGATTCATTTTTAATGTATTATAAGACCAACATGGGCATAAAAAACTTATTGAAATTTCTTTCTGAATATCCGGAATTAATTAAAGAAAAAGAAACGAAAGAATATTATGGTAAAAAAATAGCAATTGATATTAGTATTTTAATGTATCAAGTTGTTATAGCAATAAGAAATTCCGGTTCCGATTTAACTAATAACAAAGGTGAAATAACATCACATATTTTAGGACTATTTAATAAAACTCTATCATTTTTAGAAAATGGTATCATACCTGTTTTTGTTTTTGATGGTAAACCACCTCAACTAAAACAAAAAATATTAGATACAAGAAAACAAATAAGAAAAAAAGCTTTAGAAAAACTATCAGATGCACAAAATGATAATGATAAAATAAAATATTTAAAAAGAAGTGTTTGGATATCCAAGGAACAAATGGATCAATGTAGAGAATTATTAACTTTAATGGGTATTCCATTTATTAATGCCCCTGAAGAGGCAGATTCTGAATTATCATATTTATGTAAATCTAATTTAGTATATGCAGTATTAACAGAGGATATGGATATATTAACATTTGGATCACCAAGAATAATTAGAAATTTAACTTCCAGTAAAAAAATTCCAATTGAAATAGAATTGGAAAAAGTGTTAAATCATTTATCAATTACATATGAACAATTTATTGAATTATGTATTTTATTAGGTTGTGACTATTGTCCTAATTTAATTGATATTAAGTATGATAAAATCTTTGAAATATATTCTAAACATAAAAATATTAAAGATACATTAGATGAAATAAAATTAAATCATGATATTCCTGAAAATTATGAATATGAAAACGCGAAAAAGTATTTTATGAATTCTTCACATAATAAAGTAAGTAATGAAGATCTTCAAATAAAAAAACCAGAAATTGATAAATTAATAGAATTATTAGTAAATAAATATGGTTTAATTAAATATAAAGTAGTTAATAAGATCAATAGATTAAATGAATTTTATTTAAAATTTATGAATAATTAATTTGTTTTAATTTTGTTACAAATTGATTAATATCAACAACATAATTCAAAATTTGGTAGTGACATTTAGATACAAAACTAGAATGTGAACAGTCAAATAAATTTTTATTTAAATTTCCTGTATTAATAGACTTATATATTTCATCTAAATTATAAAAAAACTGCGGGTATCTTTCTATAAAACTTTTAATTTTTTTAACAAATTCTTCATTAATAAATTTATTTGATTTATATTCAGCAAATAATTTATAAAAATCAGGTTTTGATAAATCACTCATTCTTACAGGGGTTATATATAATAATTGTGATAATGGATCGATATCTAATTTTTTGTTTTTAATTGTATGTTCAAAAATTGTTGTAGAATAATTATTTACTATTGTTTCAAATAATGGGGCTTTAAAATATGGATAATACCATGTTTCATCTATACCTTTATTTCGATTATAATAATATTGATAGATCCAATTTAAACCTTTCATATATGCTGATACAACTATTTTTTTATCATCATTATTAAAATATTTTTGATAATAAATTAATTCATTTATTTTTCTAGTTTTTAAAATATTAGCGAAAAATTCATTAATTGGATTAAATAAAGTATAATATTTATCTAACTTATTATTTATTAAATATAATTCTGAATCTCTGGGAGATAAATCTTTCATATTCATTATGTGTTTTTTTTGTTTTGAACTAAATTTGATTTCTTTTAAAATTTCATATGGAGAATTATCATTAATACCCATAATATTAATATATACATTTGAATTAATTGGAAGGATATTTTGTAATGATTGTCTAATAATTTCAATTAAAACAGTTTCTTCTAACAAATAAAATTCTAAACATCCATGATATTTTTTTTTTGGATTTTTATTTTTAGAAATAAATTCTTTAATTTTAAATGGATCAATGTAAAATAATATATTATTGGTAAGATTATAAAACGGATCACTAAATTTTGTACCATGTATACCTTTCGATGATTTACTATCTAATTTTTTTAATTTTAACAAATCAATTATAAAATTATTTTGATTTGCATAATTATAATTAATATAAGTATTTAAGTAGGCATTTCTAAAAATCATTCTCTTTTCATGTTTTGCCATTAATTGAAAATAACCCAAAAATGATTTTGTTATGATTTCACTATCTGATAAAATATAACCATTATCAATTAAATTAAGTAAATACATATCAATTAAAAATAAAAAATCAAAATTTGTTTGAATTGATTCAAATTTAGGTAAAAAGTCATTTCCAAAAATAGAAAATACAAATACAATATCTTTAATTAATTTTTTAATATTAACATCTGTATTTGATCCTTCTATTCTATCTAAACAATAAGAATAAATTGTTTGTTTTAATTCGTCTATTGTTATTGAATATAAAATTTCTGAATTTTGATCGTATTTAAAAATTATTATATTATTGGCATTTTTTGAAATCATACTTAATAATATTACATCTGCATCTGGACTATAAAATATTACTGATTCATTTTCTTTTAAATTTAAATTATTAATATAATCAAAAATTTTCATTTCACCTTCACCCTCTGAATTAGTATCTGAATAATCAAATTTTTTTATTTTGGTAAAGAATTCATAGTCTTTTTGTTTTAATATTAAATCTTCTTTTTTTACTAATTTGTTTTTAGTGATTTGTTTTATATTATTTAAATATGTGTTTATTTTATCCATAAATATAGTTGCTGGACTAATATTATTTTTACTCCAGTTAAATGGTAAAGAATATTTATTTAATAATCTTTCAATAAAATCACCAATAAATCTTCTCTTTTTTTGTTCTAATATTTTAGAAAATGATGGTACACCATCTAATGCAGCATATACATATTCTAATTTTTCTAAATCTAATTTTTCTAGAATTTTAATAATAAACAAATTTAATTCTTTTATTATCATATATTCTATATCATCTAGTTTAATATTAGATTTAGTAGAACTCTTTGAATTTAATTCTCCTATTAATTTACTTGAAACATTATGAATAATTGAATTGAAATCAAAAAACAAATATTTACAAGTGACTAAATCAGAATCTGAATTTTCTAGATCTACGGTTGATACAATTTGAAAGTTTTTATTTATAGTTGAGAAAAATTTCTCAATTCCCATTAAAAATAAAAGAGAAAAATATTTTATTATATATTTTGAAAAAAAAGCTTATTTTCTTTAAATATAAAAAAAGTAATAAAACTATAAAAAAATTGTTTTTCTTAATCATTAAGCATAATGAATAGTTATTTAATGAATAACGACGTAGATATTTTTGTAAAATTTCTCAATAAATCAGATTCCAAGTCTGGATCTAAAAGAAACAGAGAAAAATTAGAATCTATTAATATTATTGGAGATATTAAAATGGCTTCACTTGAGAGACTAAGAGAAGCTAGTTCAAAAGATCTTAAATTAAATGGACGTGAACTTTTAAAACATTTAACTAATTTGAAAGAAGCTTTTGAAATGGTAGTTTTAGGTTTCAAAAAAGATAAGCAACTTGAAAAAGATGTACCAGAACTAATTAGACTTTGGTTAATTGCTGAATTTTCTGTTTGTATTGATATGTTGGATGAAATTCAAACATACTCTAAAAATTACAAATCAAAAACATTTAATCAATGTATGGATTATATGTCTAATAAAATTAAGAAACAATTTGTTGTTTCTAAAATACCAAAATATGAATCAGCAAATTTTATTAATATCAAGTTAAATAATAAAGATGATGAAGAAGATGATATTGAAGAAGATTCTGAAGTAGAAGATTCCGAAGAAGAAATTGGATCTGGTGATGATGACGATGATGATGATTTAGATGATGATGATTCTATTTTAAATAAAAAAGTAGGAAGAGATTTTGTTCATCAAATTTTTAAAACTAAAAATGAAGATGATGAAGAAGAAATAATGAAGTATTATACTAATTTAAATGATATAGATAAAAATGAAGCATTAGAAAAAATTAAAGAAATTAATTCTTATCAAGCTGGTGATAAACCAATTTTATTTCAAATTATGGAATTACCTTTACCAATTGGTCAAAAGAACCATATTCTTAAAAACTATACTAGTTTAGCTACTAGCAGACACCCTGACAATAAGCTAAAAACATGGTTTGATGCTTTAATGACGGTTCCCTTTGGAAAATATAAAGGAATCAATTTAGATTCTATTAAATCTAAGAAAGTCAAAGTATTTCTTGATAATTTGCAAGAAACAATGGATAAAGCAGTTTTTGGACACGAAGAAGCCAAAAGACAAATTATCCAAATGATGGGACAACAAATTAGAAACCCAAAGTCAAAAGGCAATGTAATTGGTATCTATGGATGTCCAGGCAATGGTAAAACATCACTTGTTAAAGACGGCATTGCAAAGGCTATGGATAAACCATTTATATTTATTTCATTAGGTGGAGCTACCGATGCTTCATTTTTGGAAGGTCATAGTTATACTTACGAAGGATCTATTTATGGTCGTATTGTTAATGGATTAATTACTAGTAAGTGTATGGATCCAATTATTTATTTTGATGAATTAGATAAGATTTCAAAAACTCATAAAGGAGATGAAATTACAAATTTACTTGTTCACTTGACTGATCCGGTTCAAAACTCCCATTTTAGAGATAAATACTTTCATGGTGTTGATATTGATTTGTCAAGAGCAACAATTATTTTTAGTTTTAATGATCCATCTAATGTTAATCCTATTCTAATGGATCGTATTACAAATATTGAAACTAAATATTTAATGGTTAGTCAAAAATTACATATTGCTAAAAATTATTTATTGCCAGAAATGATGAAAGAAATGGGATTAAATAGTAATGATATTGTTATTAATGACGACACAATTAGAGAAATCATTGATAAATATACTTATGAAGGAGGAGTTAGAAAACTAAAATCAACTCTTTACAGTTTATGTCGTGAAATTAATTTGGCTAATCTTTTGAAAAGCACTATTGATGATCAAAAAGTTAAATTCCCATTTACTGTTCAAAGTCATCATATTAAAACACTATTAAAACATAAGATTGAAATTGACCATGATAAAATCCATAAAGATGATAAACCCGGAGTTGTCAATGGTTTATGGGCAAATTCACTAGGTAATGGAGGAGTGCTATCTATTGAGACAATGTTAGTACCATCAACATCTTTCTTATCTGTTAAAGCAACTGGACATTTAGAAAAAGTTATTAAAGAAAGTACTGAAGTAGCTACTAGTTTAGCATGGAATTATTTACCTGAAAAA